AAAAAACACAAACGGTGCACCTGAAAATAAATAATATTTTTTTGTCTTTTGCGCTCGTGGGAAAGGATGGCCAGGCTCCGTTTTTTTAGCGATAAAAAGCAAAACGAAATAAGAAATTTCCCCGCCAGGATGGCAACTAGGACCAAGGAGGGTCCACTATTATGGCAGAAGCTCATAGTTCAACAATCGCATTGACAATCAATGCCACGCAACAAAACGCGGTCGATTTGAATACCGTCAAGGATGTCCTTGCCGAATCGTGGTCGATGGCTCTCACCAATGGTATCGGTGCCAACAAAGCCGAGAATATGTTTCACGACAAGCGGACCATCGCCGCCAGTGGAACGGACTCGCTCGATGTTAGTGGCGGCATCACCAACCAGTTCGGCGTTTCCCTCACATTCACAAAAATTAAGCTAATCGCTATCCGCGCATTGGCGGCGAATACCAATGATGTCGGTATTGCGCGTCCGGCTTCGAATGGTTTGCCATTCATGGAAGCGGCCAGTGACAAGACGGTCCGAAAGCCTGGTGGCATATTTTTGCATACAGACCCATCGGCGGCGGGCATCCCTGTCACAGCGGGCACTGGCGACCTGATTGACATTACAAACGAAGGCGGCGGCACCTCTGTCGATTACGAAATCATCATCATCGGTGAAACCACCTGATAAGGAGCAAATAAAATGGCAGGTTGGACAAACAAACTTAAAGCAAAAGTGTTGGATTGGGTCTTCCGTGGGACGGCCCTGCCGACTAATTTTTATGTGGCGTTGGTGACAAGCGCAACGGCACCGACTCAGGATATCAATACCCTGGGTGAATTGACAGAGATCGCCGCTGGCAATGGTTATACGACTGGCGGAATTTCTCTTAGCAAGAACACCACGGATTTTGATGTCAATACCGAGGACGATGCCGCGGATCGTGGTCTGGTGCAGATCAAGGATCTGGTATGGACCGCATCTGGCGGGCCTATCCCGGCATCTGGAGGCGGCGCGCGTTATGCCGTCTTGACCGATGACAATGGGACGATTGGCTCTCGTGAAGTTTACGGCTACTGGGATTTGACATCGGATCGAACGGTATCGAATACGCAGACCCTGACTTTGCAGGACTGTGAACTCAGGATCAACGAGGCTTAAGTAACAATTCAATGGCAACTGAAACTCTCAGACCAAATGGTGAGCTTAGCGACTCCGGTTTAGTCGCTAACGACTACACCGATCACGATGAAGACCCGGATGTCAGCAGTGTAACCATTAATGCCACAGGCAATAATACTAGCACGGAATATGGCGCGGATTTTCCTACGCCTTCTGGAGATCCAACTGTGGGCGTAGGTTTGCAGGAGTTTCGTGTTGGCGTTGAGGAGTTTGATTCAGGTCAGTCGGGAACACCGACCGCCAGGATAGAGCTTTGGGAAAATGGTTCGTTAGTTCGCGCGGGTTCCAATACGAATGTATCAACCTATGCGGTCCTAAACTTCACATGGAACGCCAATGAGTTGAGTACGGCGGATGGCAGTCTGGTTCAGCTTAAGGTAATCGGCACAAAAACTGGTGGATCGCCAGGCACAAGGAACACGGTACGCATTGGTCATATTGAGTGGAATGCTGATTATGCAGAGCCTGCTATAGTTGTCACCCCTTCCCCTGCGTCTGCGGTATCCGGTAAAGCAGAACCAACCGTAGTTCTGGGATCGCTATCTTTATCGCCAACCAACTCAAGCGCGGTAAGCAACAGGGTTGACCCCGTTGCGGTCCTTGGATCGTTATCGATCACATCCAATCCAGCTTCATCGGTATCAGGGCGAGTCGATCCGACCGTCACGATAATTAATCCGAGTGTTTCCATCACCCCCTCACCGGCATCATCGGTGGCTGGTAACAACGGGCCAACAGCTGTTTTAGGCTCGCAATCGATCACGCCTTCGCAAGCAAGTGCTGTCAGTGGGGAATTCGATCCGGTATTTATCGCGGGTAATCTAAATCTGACATCCGTGCAAGCAAGTGCAGTCGCGGCCAAGGTCGACCCAACGGTCACGATAACTAACCCCAGCGTATCGGTTACACCATCGGCGGCTGTGAGTGTTGCCGCAAACGTGGACCCGGTTGTGGTGCATGGACCAATCATCTTGATACCAGACACCGCGTCAGTGGTTGCAGGAAAACTTGATCCGGTCGTGATGCTCGGTGGCTTATCAATAGTGGTATCACCGGTCACAGTTGTTGGCGGCAAGGTGGACCCAGCTGTTATCCAAGGATCGCTTTCCTACAGTCCGACTGCGGCATTTGCTATTGGTTCCAAGTTCGATCCAACGATTTTAATTGCCAGCCCGAATTTACCCGGTTCTATGAACCTGAGCGATCCCGGGCCATCCGTATCTTTAACCTCTAGCGGTGGTTCTGCCACTTTGGAGAGTTTGCCATGACAACAACTGCAGTGGACATCGGCGATGTCAAACGTTTACAAGCCACGTTTACGAACGTTGCCGGGACGCTTGCCGACCCGACAGCCATCAACCTGATTATTCGTGAACCTGACGGAACGGAAATCACCAAGGTCATCGGCGATATGACTAATCCATCCACCGGCGTTTTTTATTACGATCACACTTGGACGGCCAAACCAGGGCGGCATATCGTTCGCTGGGAAAGCACCGGACCGGTGACGACAGCGGAACGCACGGAGTTTTGGGTCAGACAGAAAGGAACGAGCTAATGGCACTTTCATTGGTAACAGCACCGGCACGTCAACCGGTTACTTTACAGCAGGCGAAAGATCATCTTCGCGTCGATGAGACGGTGGACGATTCGGTGATCGATCCCTTGATAAAAACTGCTCGCGAGCATGTCGAGGCCTTCACCCATCGTGCTCTGATAACGCAGACATGGGATCTGTTCCTCGATGCGTTTTCGCAAATTATTTTAATGCCAAAAGCACCCTTGCAATCGGTGACAAGCATTAAATACCTGGACACCGCTGGTGTTCAGCAAACCCTTGCCAGCACTGAATATAAAGTTGACGTCGCCAGCAACGCGGCACGAATCGTTCCGGCATGGGGCAAGTCCTGGCCGTTAGTCCGAGAAGAAATCAACGCGGTGGAAATCCGTTTCGTTTCGGGTCATGGTGATAATCCTGAAGATCTGGCATCGCCGATCATTCAAGCCCTGTTGTTGATCGTGGCGCATCTCTATGAAAATCGCGAAGCCACATCAAATGGACCGGCGCTCAAGGAATTGCCGATGGGAGCGCGCGACTTGCTACTGCCTTATCGCAATGTGAGGTTTTAATATGCGTGCTGGAAAATTAGATCAACGGATCAACATCGAACAAAACTCGCCGGTGCAAAATAGCGTCGGGGAACAAACGGATTTCTGGACCACACTGGCCACGGTGTGGGCGGAGGTGGTGCCGTTAAAGGGACGCGAAACTTTCAATAGCGATCAAGTCATCGCGATTGCCGATGTCCGCTTCCGCATTCGTCACCGTGAAGGTTTGGACAACAGTATGCGCATCGTCTATGGCGACAACGTATACAACATTCATTCCATCCTCAAAATCGGCAGACGCGAAGCTTTGGATCTGTTCGCATCGGTGAATAATCCACTGGACTAGCGTCCAGCGGCCAATGGTCTTAGCTTCCTGAGCCAATAACACAACCAAGCCCTTTTACTATTAAATCCGTCATCGCGAGCCACTGTAAGTGGCGTGGCGACCCAGAGATCTAAGGCTTCGGACACGGCATGCCGTGTCCCTACAGGAACCAACTTCATTATGATTGAAACAGCGTTGTTCCAAATTTTATCGACAGATTCTGCCATCACTGCATTGGTCCCGGCCAGCCGCATTCATCCGGTTGTATTGCAACAAGACACGGCATACCCGGCGATCACCTATCGGCGTTTATCCAGCAAAGTGAACCAGACGATGACAGGATTTTCTGTGGAGCCGAAATTCCAGATAAGAGCTTATTCAAAAACGTATCTGCAAGCAAAAGACCTAGCGGAAAAAATAGTCACGGCCATGACCAAAACCAGCGGAGTCATAGCCGGAACGAGCATCCAAATAAAAAATATCGCATTTGAAAATGATGCGGATAAATACAGCGATGAATTGAAAGTGTATTTTGTCGCCTCAGATTTCAGCGTTTCATTTTGTGAACTTTAATAAGGAGTAAAGATAATGGCTACAGGAGCAATTAAAGGTATTGGAACATTAATGCAGATCGGTGATGGCGGCGGACCGGAAGTGTTCACCACCATTGCGGAAGTATTGAGCATCAGCGGTCCCACGGAATCGCGCGAAACCATTGATGTTACCAACATGGATTCAGCGGGCAACCGCCGCGAAAAGATTTCTGCCTTGATCGATAGCGGGTCGGTGACATTCGACATGAACTTTACCGGCTCCAATGCGCAACAGAACCAACTCAAGACCGACATGGAAGCTGGCACGTTGCGCAATTTTAAAATCATCATGCCAGGCACGGTCAGGACGTTCGCCTTCGCCGCATTGGTGACTGAACTGAGCAAGGAGTTTCCTATCGACTCGCAGATCACCGCGTCTGTCACACTGGAAATTTCCGGCGCCATAACAGAAAGTTGAGGGTAGGACATGGCTAACGATTTAAAAGGTGAAGTGCGGTTCGAGGTCGATGGAACCGCGTACAAGATGCGGTTCACCACCAATGCTTTATACGAGCATTTGGAGAAACCATTGGGCATCAAGTTCACGCAAATCCTGGATAATTTTGACAAGACCG